GATAAGGCTAAAGCCATAACAGAGGGTGGCGATGAGATGATAGACGCTGTTACAAGAAGACAGGGTGATTATGTTCCTGAACCAGATGACTTTGCATCAGGCGGTATCGCTAGATTGTTAGGAGAGTAATGTCTAAGTTAAAAGTGTTAGGCAAATTAAATCCTAAACAATACTCAGAGATGTTAGGTCATCTAACCAGAAAAAAAATTAAAAATCCATTTATCAAAGCAGAGGATATTATTGTAAATAAAAAACCTGAAGTTGAACAAAGAGAAATGTTTGACAGGTTTAATGTGGCTAATCCAAGAAAAGACATGGCCGGTGGTGGTATGTTAGTGCAACCAGGTTTTGGTGGCACGAGGCAGGGGTATGCTGATAAAAAATTAAGTTTTAGAAATCAAAGAATATTAGACATAAAAAATTTTGTTGAGGATTTTAAAATTAAAAATGAGAGATTACCAACACGAGATGAAATTAAAACAAAAGGTAAATTTGATTATCAATTTATTAAAGATAGAGTAGATGCTGGTGATATCCAAACTCTGTCAACAACAGAGGCTAAAAAACTAGGTCGTAAAAAAGTAGATTTTGAAGCAAGAACTAAAAAACAAAAAAAAACAATAAGTAAAAAACAACCTTTTGTTTTAACCGATGGCCCAAGTCAAATTGTGGGAAAAGTTTCAGATGTTACTTTTCCAAATGAAGAAATGAAAAATAATTATCTTAATGATTTAAGAAAAATCTTTGCACAAAAGTATAGAAGAACTCAATATAAAGATCCTGGAGTTTTAACAACTAAACAACTAGCTGAAAAATATTTTGGTAAAGCAAATGATTTTACCATAGCTAAAATAGGAAAAATGAACACTTTTTTTGCTGACCAATTAGGTTTAAGTTTTGAAAATTTACCAATTGAAACTAAATCAGCAGAGACTGCTCAAAGAAGAAGAGATAGAATAGTAAAAGCAAGAAAAGAACTTTCTCCTCGAGAAAAATTAATTAACACTCAACAAGACAATTTAGTAAATCAAATAAATAATTATTATAGAAAATTTCCAGATGAAGTTATTAAAAATGAAAAACTTACAAATGCAATTCTTTCAAGAATGAATCCAGACGGAACAATAACTTTAAAAACTTTTAATTCGTTTGATGAAAAAAATAATTATTTAAAAAATATTGCTAAAAGTGATGTTGGAGTAATGAGCATAGATCATATTACAGATGTAAAACTTGAAAAGAAAAATGTGGAGTTTCCTATTAATAGACAACTAGCTCCCACAAAAACAAATCAAAGTGTTGTTACAAAAGCAAAAAATTTAATTAAAAATAATATAGGTAAAACAGATAGTGCAAATAAAAATATTGTAAATAATGTAATAAAAAGTTTAAATGATTTAGGATTAAGGGTAAATATAGAGGGAAAAGTTTATGGAAGTGAATTAACACCCGCGATTGATGTTGAAAAAAAAATTCTTCCTAACATGCAAAAATCAATTGATACATTTAATTTGTCTACATCAGCTAGTAATTTTAAAATTAATCCTAGCTTGTTTTTAACTAAGGGTCAAAGAGTCGTGCCACCAAAATCAAGACCAGGTCAAGGTGGTTTTATTGACAGACAACTTTTAACTGATGCTGGAAAATTTTTAGGGAGAACTGCACAAGCTGGTTTTTTAACTCCAACTGGAGTTTTTGCTACAACCGCTGGACTTGGTGGATTAGATTTAACTACACCAGGAGGCAGATTAACTTTAGGAGCAGAAGCTGCTTTTGCACCCGAACTTGTTAGAGCAAGTATTGGTGCAACAAAGGGAATAAAAAATAGAGCTTTACAAAAAGGTATACAACAAGTTTTAAACTTAGGTTTACCAACTAGACTTGCGTTAAGAGCAGCTAGAGTAGCATCACCTATTGGTATTGCAACTCTTGCTGGTGAAGGTTTATATCAAGCAGGTAAATTTAGTAGAGATAGAATTAGAGAACTACAAGCAATGACACCAGAACAAAGACAACAGTTAAGAGCCGAACAATCTGCTCTTGCATTTGAAGGTGCGAGAGATGGCGGATTGATTGGTAAAAAATCAGGCCCTCCACCGATATCAGGACCCACTCCACATGGAGACGAGGGGTTGCCAGCAGCGTTTAAAAATGTTAGGAAGAGATAGGAGTATTAAATGGCAGAAATAGACAAAGGACTCCCGAACACTAGAAACCAAGAAAAGATTCCCTCACAAGAGGAGATTCAAGACGTTGCTGTTCAGGAACCAGTAGAAGAAAAAGGACCGATCGAGGTCATACCAGAAGAGGATGGTGGCGTAACATTAGACTACGAGCCAGGTGCAATCAACGTACCAGGAACAGAATCACACTTTGATAATCTAGCAGAACTTTTACCTGATGATGTTTTAGAACCAGTAGGAAACGAGATGGTTCAAAACTACATGGACTACAAAGCATCAAGAAAAGAATGGGAGCAATCTTATATTACGGGATTAGATCTACTTGGTTTTAAATACGAAAATAGAACAGAGCCATTTCAAGGAGCTTCAGGTGCAACACACCCAGTGTTAGCTGAGGCAGTAACACAGTTTCAAGCACAGGCATACAAAGAATTATTACCAGCAGATGGACCAGTTAGAACACAGGTTATAGGTGTAAAAAATCCACAGACAGAGCAACAAGCGGTTCGTGTAAAAGATTTTATGAATTATCTGATTATGGATCAGATGAAAGAGTACGAGGCAGAGTTTGACTCGAT